CCCACAAGTGAGTTGCGTCTTTAGTTTGTTCTGCGCCACAATTCAAACACTTGCGCTTTCCATAATTGTGAATACCTTCAGCTCCTTGCTGAACCTGAACCCATCTATGAGCCATTACAGTCTATTCCTCTGTTAAATACATTGTTTCACAACGATTACCACCTATATCAAGAAAGAATTCATGCTTGTTTTTGCAGGTCTTGTTATATATCTTTTGTTTTGCATCAGCTAACACGTAACTCTCTGAAACCTTTTCCCCGCAAATAAGACAGTTAACCTTATAGTGCCTTCTATACTGATAAATCATCAAATTTAGTCTATTCCTCTGGAATATTTCGATACTCTTCGTCAGTCATATCGATGCGTTTAAATCTAATGGATAATTCTTCTCCATCTTCCAAATTATCGGCATATATGACGCCTTCGGTTGCATCAGTTACGGGAGTCCACGCCCCAATACCTTCCTCGTAATAAAATAAATATGGTTTCTTATCATTCATGGTCTTTACCTGTTTCATTGTCTTCTACCAGCAAACCCCCAATTAAGGGGGTTTTTAGTTTAGTGCAGCCTATCTCTATAAGTTAGGTCCGTACACAACCCAAAGAAGTGCGGTGCCGACTGCATGCCTTTAACCCTTCTCGGTGGGTCGTTACATGCTGGTTTTACGCGTGAGAGTGGGGGCTGCATCCCACCATTAATATCTTCTGTTTTTTCCAGGTAAGCAGTTACTAGCTCAGGAACCGCAAACAAACTAAACTGCAACGCAAATAGAATGTATGGTTTTTTAATCATTCCTGGTCTATTCCTGTTTTATATGGACTCTCAGCCCAGTTAAATCCATGCTTACGTGGAAAGCTCGTAGTAAACAAGTAATGTTATAGCCGCCATTAACAACGCTAATGCTAGGCACTTAAAAAAATCTCTAATCTTCATCTAACGTCAAATCCAAACGGGTGATCACTTCCTTTCGCTCGCTACCAATGAAAGGACTATCTGTTATAAATTGGATTTTAAAACCCACAAACTTGCTATTTATCAATCCAGTTAACTTGCGGCGGTTCCGAGCCGTATCGAGCAAATAAACGTTGTCGAGGTTTACTCCGATCTCAATGTCGTATTCCTCGGAAAGTCGCCCTAAAACGTCCATGTGTTTGTAGCCGGTCTCTTTGCGCATGGCGGTAGATGAGGGATCGCCCGGTAAAGTGCTTAAAAGATACAGTCGGGACATTTCGTCGAGTGAAATTGCTAGATTTAAAACGCCGCCTCGAATCCCTACCAGATTTTCAATCGATAGGCCGGTTGAGGCCCACCATTCCTTGATCTCCTTAATATTTATTAATGGCCGTTTATTAATTGCTTTATTTAACATAGTGAAACTCCTTTTCCGTTATCGGTGGCGGCAAAATTTACTGTGTCACTTTTTGCGCGCAGTTGTTTTAAAATTGGGGAGGGTTTGAGTGGATAAGAGTGTTTATTGCTCCAAAAAGAAGCGTAAGTAATTGATTTATATAGTGCCGGTATATCGTTAATCGTTCTTGAAAACCGGCATGGGTTAATAGCCCATCCAGGGTTCGAATCCCTGTCTCTCCGCCAATTTTGGTTATTAATCAATAACCTACAAGATAAAAGCCCTTGAAAAAAACCAAAATTTTTCAGGGGCTTTTTTCTTACTGTGTTACTTTTTGTGCACAAAAATCTCATTTTTTGAATTCCAATAGCTGACCGAAGCCTTCTTTTATCGATATGTTGCCGGCGGCTTTTCTCAGATGGTTAACGTCTAGATGCGCGTATCGCTTTACCATGGAGTAACTAGACCAACCTGCCAAATCCATCAGCTCTGGCAATGAGGTTCCGTTCATAACATGCCAACTGGCCCAAGTGTGCCTTAAATCGTGCCACCGAAAGTTTTTGATCCCGGCCTTTTCAAGTAATGGCTTCCAGGTGTCTTTGTTGTCGATTTGGCCGAAAGGCTTCCCGCGGTAAACAAAAACATTCTCTTCATGGTTTCCCATGTTTCGCAATAGTATTTTTTTTATTTCATCGGTAATTGGAATGGCGTGGATTTTTTGAGTTTTGAATACCTCGGCCGGGATCACAATTTGTCGACTGTCCATCATTATCCAGGACCATTTGAGCCCCAGGCAGTTTGACTTCCTCACGCCACTCAATAGAGAGAATCGGATCGGATCTTTAAGGTGGTCGGGCGCGGCTTTAATTAGCTGCTGGGCTTCTTTGATTGTTAACCACCTCGGCTCTTTCTTGTGCTCTTTATAAAATCGAAGTTTGGGCGCGTATTCTAGCCAATTCCACTCGTCAGCTGCCATATTCAGCAAGCTACGTAATTGCGAAGACATTCGATTAATGCGAGCATCACCGCATTCGCGCTCGTCCTGGTACTCATCCATAATATCTTCAATCAATTCGCGGTTTATATCTTCCAGATTCATCACAGGTTTTATTTTACCAAAAGCGATAGTGAGCATTTCAAAAGTGCTGATGTATTCGTCGAGCGTGCTCAAGTGTTTTTTTGCATTGATAAACTTGGCCAGCGCTTTGTCCCATGGGTGAGGGTCTTTTACGCCCAATTCGTGGCGCTCCCAAAGCTGACGTTTAACTCGCGCCTCTACCTGCTCCGCTTCCTCGCGATTTTTCGTCCCTGTTGAAGCACGGAAAGTGCGGCGTTTGTATTTGAAGCTGTAGTAGTAATAGGGCGAACCTTTTCGCTTGTAGACTGACATCCTTCTCCTCCACTAGGTTTAACTGGTTTTACATACTGCCCCTTAATAAAGTTCGCGAGCTCTCCCCGCAAAAAAACAAAAGCTCTACCAACCTTAGCACATGGCAGATCTCCCGCTGCCGCCTTTGAGGTCACCGTATTAACAGAGCATTTCAAATATTCAGCCGCTTCTTTAGCGTTTAGTGTATCAAGCGCATTCATTTTCAGCCTGCCTTTATTTTATTTAGCTCGCACGATTCACATTCAATAAAATGCTCGTCGCACCCCTCGGGTAGATTGCACCCACAGTTATAGCAATGAATCGTTCGAGTTAATTTATTTTTGATAGTCAAGTAAACCGACCGACCGTTAAACAGCCGTCTAATACCATACGATCGCACAAAACTCACCAGGGTAAAGAAAACGGTCGTTATAACATTCTCAAAGAAGGTAAAATCTTTCCCAATAATAGGGAACCAGATCAATTGTGCCACCAATGCAGCACCCGCCCCGATAAAGATATTTGTTAGGGCTTCTAGAGCGCTATCAATTTTCGACTGCTTCATCGTCATTTACCTCGATAATCTCTTCATGCATTTTATGCTGTACCTTACTAACGAGCTGATTCTCGCTCACCCATCCAACCGCCTGGCGATGAATTTCGACCCCTTGCTCGTTGTAAATAACCTGGACTTTCATTGCATAGCCACCTGATCAAAGGCTTGGACTGCTAATTCCCAACCCTTTGGAGGATCGTACTCACTGACAAGCCGCGACTCTTTTAAATCACCGGCCCGCTTGTGAGCGGGGAACCCGTATTGATAGCGAAGGATCTGTGATAGTGTCGTGCGCGGCATTGATAAGCGATCGGCTATCGATTGAATGCTTTCGGTTTTTAACCAGACTTTGATCGCCTCGAGATTCTTAGCAACTTTCTTTCTTGCCTGCGCTTTCGACACTTTTATTCTCCTTGCGGTAAAAACATATAAGGAATTTCGATAACTTCTGCGATTTCCTCAATGGTTAAGCCTTCGGCCAACAATTCAGCAATTAATTCACCCATTTAAAAAGGTATATCGTCGTCAAAGTTGTCATCCATTCCTGCCGGAGTGGCTGACTGAGCTTGTGCCTGGGGCTGCTCGGTCTTTTTGCCGCCTAGCCATTGGACCGTGTGACCAAAGTCTCGGACACGAATGTCAACGCCGTATTGTTTAACGCCAGCCTTTTCCCAAGAGTGGTAATTAAGCGAACCTTTCACGTAAACCCTGGAACCTTTGCAAAGATACTTGGCGATAGATTCTGCCAGCTTGCCAAAAACCGAAACCCGGTGCCATTCGGTTTTTTCCTGCTTTTGACCGGTGTTTTTATCTAACCAACTCTCACTAGTTGCAACACTCAAAGTCGTAATTGTGTCACCGTTAGGTGTATAACGAACCTCGGGATCACTCCCCATATCGCCAACAATCACTACGTCATTTATTCCGCGTTTTGCCATTTTATTTTTCACCTTTTTAAAAAAAATGCCGCCCAATACAACAATGGAGGATAAGAGGGCAGCCAATGCCTAGGGAGAACAAACCTTAAATATACTTACTACCGCACTTTGGCCAGGCGTCGACAATGCCTAAAGCTTTTTTTCGGCGATGTTGTGCTTGTGCCGTCTGAATGCCGGCCATGGTGGCGGATTTAACCGTTTCTCGCTTCAAAACCTGTTCGGCTACAGCGAACCCAATTTCAATAGAATGCTCATCAATACCTTTATTTTTGCATTCTTCGGCGATAATTCTTTCAATTCGCTTTAATCTAATATCCTTTAGATGCATAATTTCCTCCGCTTTTCCCTTGTTTGAGGCGCTTTTTAACAAAAGTCCATCACTTTATTGAGATTTGCTCTTGCTCTTGATTGAATTAAAAAATACCATAAAGGTATTGTTAGAGTCAACACCCTAATGGTATTTTATGAAGCCTTTCGTATTTCCCGTTGTTGTATTAGCAATAAGCGGGTACAATTTAAAGTGCTTTAAATTAGAATAAAGGAGCTAAATATGAAGTATTCATTTGTGTACATGTGTCCACCCGACCAGCAAGACCCACCGGATCCGAACAAGCAACCGAAGAAGAAAGACGGCGACAGCGACTCTCTAGACAAGTCGTAGCCGTTATGTGGAGCGTTTTCGTCGAGGTTGAAGAGAATATACTTTTGGTATTGTTATTTGTATCTTTTCTGGTAGCCACAAAAACCAAACGGGGCGTGGTTGTTTCTGCCTCATTGTATTGTTTGTTTTTGATCAGCAATCTGACCCAAGAGCTTAGATACACTTCAGAACTCGCTCCACTAATCTATTTGCCATTTACCGTTTTTATGGCCAGCATCACTTGTTTTTTGATTTTGCAGTATTCAGAAAAAATACGTTTATTTGAAATATCGGTATTGATAACACTGCTCGGAGTGATGGCTCTGGCATTGGCGCGATATATCGACGCATGGTATTTACCAAATTTCAAAATGGGGTCGACCTATACAGCTATCATGATGCTGTTGGACACAATATTAGTTGGTCTCTCTTTCTATCCCAACACAAGGAAGCTATTAAACAAACTTTCAGACAGGTTAAAGAATGCAGCATTTCGTTTTGTTTTCGCTCTTCGCGGTTTTTTTGGTGACGGTTTACGGGGTTATAAGGGCAATAAGTAACGCCCAAAAACGCAGTCAACTCCCGACCACCCCTCAACCCGCCACTATTCCCCCCGACCTAAAGTTGGTGGATATATCCGCCTATGCGCAAAAGAAGGAATTAGAAGATAAAAATAGAATACTTCAGATGATTGTCGATATTGATGCGTCGCGTGATTCTGACGAGGTGGCACTTGAAACCATCCGCTGCCAAATGGAGGCCGAATATATCCTAACTAAGTATTCAGAGAAATAACATTTTTTCTAGAGTCTTTTTCGCCGGTCTTTCTGAATGGAGAATCAACCGAAAACAATTCTTCGTTCGACTCAACCAACTTATTAAACCTTCGCCACCAAACAATTAAAGATAATCTGCGCATATCGTCTGACATCGCTTCTATTGCCTGGCGCTCTATTAGCAAATCTAACGCCTGTGCCGAAACTTTCCTATAAAACCGCAGCTTTTCTAAATCTGCCGGCATTTCGGTAATTTGGTAGTTTAAATCCAATGAATCAATAGTTGATGAGTTTCGGCGGTATAGCCGAGCAAGTAAGTTGCTCATAAAGTAATCCTTTTTAAATCAAATCCTAAACACTCTTAAATTATCACTGCGGGAGATATGAATCAATAACATAAAAGCGATATTTATATATATTTATATATAATAAAACGCTCAGGCTGTAGAGGAGGGGTTATTTGTGTTTGCTTTGAAAATTTGAGTTGTTAGTTTTGCCGTTCAGATCGGTAAAAATATCATTTAGGAGTTCGGCGTAGGTTTCGCGCTCTTCTTCATCCGTCATTTTAACGCCCGGCTCATTCTTGACTTTCTGGATAAGTTCGTGAGCTAAAACCCCCGCACTTATCATGGCCTGTTTTTCAGGCGTTTCGGCCGTTGTGGGCGCAGTTGTTATCGCGCTACCCTCATAAAGATCGGCTATTATTCTCGCTAATTGCTCGCTGGAAAAATCGCCATCAATAAACCCTACAGCCCGCTGCGCATACTTCACCGCTAAAGTCATGCGTTGAATATCGATAGAACTTGTTGTCGCCTGTTTTACTCCCTGGTTGTCCAGTGAAAATTTCGGCAATTTATATGCCGCCTCGATTTTGCGCGCCATATCATCACTGATAGGGCGGCTCGGCCTTTTGGTAGCAAATTGGTTGGTGTAGGTAGAGTCTTGCCCCAATAAAACAGAGAGTTGCTTCTGAGCCCCACGTCCCTTGCTTTCAATTATAGCCCTTAAGTTCTTGTGCCTAAGTAGCTGTAACTCACTGAATTTTCTCATAGGTTTCATTATAGACAACCCTGTCAATTTTCGTTAATACCTAAAAGGTGCTGTTTTGCTTGCTAAAATAGCACCATAATGGTATTGTTTTGGTTGTTCAGGAGGCGTGATGAGTAGATTTCGACAGTTTGTACGAAAACTAAGGCGAGAAAATCGTCTTAAAGAGTTCGCCGAGAAGGCAAACACAACAGAAGGGTATGTGGTCTCGCATTTGTTTACACCTAACAAAGTGCCACGCCGCAAACTCTGGCGAGATCTTGTTAATGCTTCTAATGGAGAGTTAGATGATAGCTCTATGATTGAACACTTTATCAATCGTGAAAAGGAGAGTGCGTAGATTATGAGTGGAATCAGAGATCGACTAGGCATGGGAAAGAAGACCGAGCAGCTTAAAACCAAAACCAATGAATTTTGCCACGATACCTTCGTGAGGTTTTCTTTTGAGCTTGGCTTAAAGCCTGCAGAAGCTTTGAGAGAGCTCGCAATTATCGCCTGCATTATTTTTAAGCACTCCAGGTACTCTGAGCTAAGGCGAAAAATCAGCCAATCTAAATTAAACCAACAGGGCGTTGTGGATGAAGCCATTGATCACTATCTGCAAAAAAAGGAATCCAATGTGATCAGAATAGACCGGAGAGAAGGGGTTTGACAACAGCCATTTATGGCCTTTTTTGGGCCCCTTTTTTTGTATTCTCAAGGCCCTAATGGGGCCCCAAAAGAGATGATTATTAACTTTAAGAAACGATAAAAAATTCCGGCCAAATTCCACCACCCCCTTTGGGGCGAGCATTAAGGTGGTGATGAAGGATTGTTGATTGGTTCAAGGATACTTTAAGGATTGGTGGCTCATTGCCTCCACCATTTCCACCTGGGGTCGTGACATTTACCGCAAACGAGGCAAGAAACACGATTAACATAGATTTCATAACTAAGTCCTTTTGTTGATCGAGAATTCAAAGAGTATAGCGAATTGAAACAGAAATTCAAATTTCGACAGGAGCTAAACGGAATGGGTGAATTAACAACTGCAGACATACTTAGAGCTATTGCAGACAATATGGATGCAAAAGAGACCACCGATGATAAGGCCGCCGGCCCGCCGTATCTCTTTGGTTACTTGCCAGACAACTTGCCAGATCCTAAACCAACGATTGTCTGGATGATGGAATTCGACGGCGACCAGGTTGTATTTAGGCGGTATCAAAAAGGTTTTGAAATACCCGATGAAATACATCGCCCCGCCAGCTTAAGAGAGGCGGTGGTATGGGCTGCCGCGATTATTCAGGGTTTTCAACCACCACATTCCCTTCGCGAGTGCGATATACGTGGGGCGTAAATTGAAGCTGAACAACTGTGTTTCCCCGGGATTTTAAACCATTGTATTCAAGGCCAGAAAAAGAAATTTCCCAATCATCCGGAAACACTTCTAGCTCCTTTTTGAGCTGACCGACGGGAATTGTGGGGATGAAAAGATCCTTTGCATTTGATTCAGACATTATGTTTTTCCTTTTGATGTTTGTGGTGAACGCCAAAAGGATACCAGCGCCCCGAGAGGGGCGCTACTTTCAATTTGAGATAGCGAGGGAGTGAACATGCACTATACAGACGTTAGACAAACCTCTAAGGACGCTTACGCCCATATCAGAAAAGAGAAGGGCATCACGCAAGCAGACACCGTTTTACTTTGCCTGGCTGATCATGTTGGCGGGTTGGTTCGGCGAGAGGTGGCGGGGATTTTAGGCTGGTTTCCTTCTGATGTTTCGAGAAGCGTTAACGGCCTGATTGGTCAAGGCTTAGTAAAAGAAAACGGAACCCGCCGCAAACCTTCCAAAATGTATGTGCCTGATAACGACGTTAATGAAGGTTATGAGGTGGTGGTTACTGGAAAGGGTCGCGCAAAGGTTCGAAAGCTTGCTAAAAAGGTGACGGTGGCAGGATGAGCAGATCGGCAACCGATTGGGCTTGGAAGCAACCCTTAAAACCAAGCCTAAAACTTGTTTTGCTCTCGATGTCAGATCGGGCCAATGAGTTCCATGAGTGCTTTCCGTCTTATGCTCGCCTCGAAAAAGATACCGGACTCAACCGAAAAACCATTAGCGCCGCCTTAAAAAAACTGGCCGAGTTAAATATTATTCGAGACACAAAAAAACGCGTTGGCCGAACTGGGCAGGTTGTTGTTTATGAATTGATTGGTCTAAAGAGTACCGAAAACGGGACCGTTAAAGAATCCCACTTCTGGAACCCTTTAGAATCAAAGCGTCCCAAAAACGGTACGGGTAACAGTACCAAAAACGGTACGATTAAACAGTCCCAAAAACGGTACTCAGAACCACCCAATAGGAACCACCCAATAGAACCAGAGAGAGGGACGCGCACCCCCGGTCCAATTCCAGAAGATTTCACACCCTCGGAGGTCGCGCTCTTCAATCTCGAAAAAAACAAACTCGAACCACTGAACGACTCTGAGCTGTTCGCGTTCATTTCTCACTATCAGGGGACGGGTGAAGTTAGACCAAACTGGGACGCCGTTTACCAAAAATGGGTAGTTAACCAGCGCCGCAATTTCAAAAAGCCAACGAGGACGGCGCCACCCGCCGCAACGCCACCACCGAAAATTACCAATTTCGAACACCTCACCCGCGAAACGACGGAAGAAGAGCGAAAGCAAAACGCTGAGCGGCTCAAAGCGTTCCAGGAAGCCGCCGAAAAAAACGGGGTGAAAAAATGATCAATTGGCGAGTGATGGATAAGTGGCACATGCGAAGTGTAACCGAGAGAGGCAAACCGGGTTTGTACACGATCATGTGGACTGGGCATACCCCTCCAAAATATCGATCAAGCCACAACAAAATTTTCATTGGCAAACCGGTTTCAAGTTTGCAGTCGGCAAAAAGACAATGCGAGAAACATTATGAGCGAATTCAAAAACGATCAGCCATTCAAGCTGCTTAACAGAATCCTGCAGAGTATCGCCGCATTTCTGGTCGCAATGGCCTGCGTGTCAATTTTTCTACTGATGGGGTTGGTGTGGTGAATATTAAATACAAGAGAATTGTTAGAGACGCCCAAAACCATTTTGGTCTTTTAGAGGAATGGATGCAGCGAATGATTGAAAAGATCAGCTATCGTGGATTGGGCATCGATTTAACGCCAGGTGAGATAAACAGCCTTGACAACATTGCTGAACACCTGGCAGTAAAAAAGCCAAAAACAAAGGCAAAATTTTGGCCTCTGCAAGCGGACTAACGATGCAACCACCGCTGTTCATCGAAGAAGGGGCAAAGTATACGGTTAAGTATCGAGGGCATATTGTTGACGTGTGGCGAGTTGGCAACCAATGGATGACCGACAGTTATCATGTTTGCGATGAGAGTAAGTTAGAAGTAATGCAAAGGCTAGGCACACCCTCGGAAATTTTCAATTAAAGGAGAAGACAAATGTCACAACCTAACACTGAAAACCAATGGCACAGCATTAACGCCCGAAACGAGTTAAGCCATATTGATTACAACGCAGTTCAAAAACTCGGCGCTAATAATCCCGTTTCAAGAAAAATAAAAGAAGCCGCCGCCGAGCTCGATAAGATCGAGACGCTTATAAAATTTCATCAACTCGATTCGGTGCTGTCGTGAATAACCCGATTAACCAAATGCTTGATAGTTGGGATGCCCGCGCTGGTGGCGGTGTAAAGTACCATCAAAGCAAGCTAACTGATTTTTGCATGAACTGCCGCCAACCTAAAAGGCCCGATCAGATGTACAAGGTGAAAGGCAAAAGACACAAGGTTTGTGACACCTGCAAGGGTCACTTACACGATTTTAAAGCAAGGCAGAAAAAACGGGGTAACTAATACCGAAAAAGCCAACCAAACTCAAACCGTGCGCAGTGTGCACTAATGAGTTTAAGCCGTTCAGGACGACAGACCGTGTTTGCGAAAGCTACATTTGCCGCAGTACCTGGTCACAGCAAAAAAGGGAACAGGCCGAAGAGAGAAAAGCCAAAAATAAGGCGGCGAGCAAAGCAGAACAAGGCCGCTCAACTCGAGAGGCAAGCGCCCAAATTTGGTTTAACAGGTACATTCGGGTAATTAGGGATAAGGGCAAACCGTGCATCAGTTGCGGAACGTTTGACGGACCGTTTCATTGCGGCCATTACCGAAGCGTTGGAAGCGCACCAGAATTAAGATTTTGCGAAGATAACGCGCACAGGCAATGTAAAGAATGCAACATCGACAAAAGTGGCAATCACCTGGCATACAGAGAGGCCCTTAAAAAGAGAATAGGCTTAAAGCGATTTGAAGTGGTTGAAAGTTACCACCCCCAGAATCATTACACGATTCAAGAATTAATCGATATTGAAAATTATTACAAACAATTGTGCAAGGAGTTGGAATGACTGAAAAAACCCCAAATTACAAAGCAGACCAAGCAATTGAACGTCTTGAAGAAAGTAAAGGCTATGAGCCGCTTGGCGCATGCAAGTCGCAGTTTGAAATTTTCCTGGAAGAAGAGTTAAACCTGGTCAAAAAAGTGCTCGTTGAGAAAAATCGCAAATATGGTAATTCAGCCCTGGAACCTCAGCGCGTTTTTTCCAAAGCCAGCCCCTTAGAGCAGATAAACGTCAGAATAGACGACAAACTATCACGCATTGCAAACCAACAAAAGGATGAAGACGAAGATGCAGAATTCGACTTACTCGGCTACCTGTTACTCAAAATGGTCGCCAAACGATATGTCTAGTAGAAGGATTGATATTGATCATGATCTCATTCAATGGGCATTGTGGAGTAAGCGAGGCAGTGATCCGGGTATTGGTTATCCACCTATGACACCAACCCGCAGAATCAGCGGGGCGCCACTCGAGTGGGAATATGATATTAATCACGTACCAATCGCGATCACTATATCAGACGACCGCGCGATAAGAATCGATAAGGCCATCGCGTCACTAGAACTAGACTTAAGGACGACGATTTATCTCAAGTACCAGCGAGAGTTTCAAATTATTAAAATCGCCAAAGCAATGCGACTTAGCAGAGATAAGGTTTCACAGAACATTCAAACGGCCAAAAGGGTTCTCCAGCACATCCTATAAAACTTATCCACAGGCGCCGAAAAAAAATATTTGCATCGTGCGCGCATGGTGTTAAAATAACAAGCCTAAAAACATTATTTTGAAAGCTGCACCCTAACGGAATGCGGCTTTTTTTGTGCCTGAAATTTGATGCTGCTCCTTCACCTATAACAATAAGATCTCCCTAAACTTAAAGCGCCTACAGGGTCTCTCCACCCTTGGCTATAGGCGCGTCTTTTTTTTAAAGGATAACTATGTCGACAACCGACCCCCAAAAATTAGAGGTTAAAGTTGCGGTCCTTGAAAGGGATATAGAGCATCTCACCGAAGCCGTGAAAGAGCTAACTACCGAAGTAAAAAATAACAACGAAATTATCAAACGCTCAAAGGGGGTGGTTTTTGGTGCCTCTTTGGTTATATCTGGTGTGGTGGCGGCATTAACTGCGGTTTATAAATTTTTCATTCCATCATGAAAGAGCAACTATTTTACGGCCTAGCTAATAAACAAGAGGCGGTAATAATTACTCGTAAGATCTGCGACATATTAGGCCGGGGCAGCAACAACAACGCCGACCAACTTCTTATTGAAACGGCCCAGAAAGAGACCTTACTGGGATCATTTAGAGATCGACATCCGCATAAGCACGGTGTCGGCTTAAGTCAATTCGACTTAATCGGATTTAACGACGTAAAGCAGCGCACACGACCACATATTGCCGCGAAAATTTACGAAAACTTTGGTATTAAACTCAGGCATATTGAACACCGCGATTTAGCTTTTTCGCCATTTCTATCTCTTTTATGGTGCCGCCTTTTTTATATGCTGATACCGGAACCTATTCCGACAAACATACCCTTAAGGGCAGATTACTGGAAAAAATATTACAACACTGTCAAAGGTGCCGGAACTGCGCAGGAGTACATAACCTGCGCTAAAGAAATTCCGGTTATGTACTGATGGATTTTGATTGGAAAAAAACACTTAGCAGTATCGCCCCGACTTTAGCAACCGCATTAGGCGGCCCTATGGCAGGGGCAGCCACCAAGTTTTTGGCTGGTTCTCTACTCGACGACGAGGCAGCCAATGAGGCGGAGTTAGAGAGTTATGTTTTAAGCGCAAACCCCGACCAGCTTGCCCATATTAAAGAGATTGATTCGCAATTTAAGTTGCAGATGGAGCAATTAGAGGTCGACGTTTTTAAATTAGAAACGACTGACCGACAAGATGCCCGCAATTTAGCTAAAGGAGATGTGAGGCCACAGCTTATTTTGAGCGCGGTTTTCATTATCGGCTATTTCTCAATTGTGTTGTCGTTATTGTCTGGACTTATCGAAATTCCAGAAAAGCAAACGCAACTTTTAACAATGCTAATCGGTGTATTAACGGCGGCAATCACCGGGATCATTCAATTTTGGTTTGGGAGCTCTCACGGCTCTAAATCAAAAGATAACAAAAAAGAATAATCAGGAATAAATTTTGCCACTATCAAGAGTAAGGGCAGCAGTAAGGGCCGTTCTAGTTTCTGCGGCTGTTTTTCCATTGGCGGCTAGTGAGTTTGTACCTGCCAAAATGCCAATGGAGGTTACGTTTCCCCGCCCCGATCTGGAAACACAGGCCCACGCCAGACATCGAGTGCTATCCAACGAGATAGATAACGAATTGCCTATCGGTATTCGTGGCGGTGCCTGGCCATTTAAATATGAATTAATACAGGCTCCAGCCGGGACAACTCTTGGCGAACTTCCGACCGATCCAGATTACGGGTTTTTAAATATTCCCAAGGAGTCTGTACCGGCAAGCGGAACGGTCACAATAACTATCCATGTGCATGACTGCGAAAATGTTTCGCCAACGGTCATCACCTGGGACCCTGTTGCTGATAACAGCGCATTTGTTTATACAGATAATAGCGTCCCCGTTTCTGGAACCGGCACACACGACAGTCCGTTAAAGGATTTTCAAGACTGGTTTTTAGACGACGAAAACGATACGACTTTCGCGAACAAGGTCGCGGTCTGGAAAACGGGAAGCGGGGCATATGTACCGCGCAGCGATGCGGGCTTTTCGAGTAACGTAAGATTTAACCAGGGATCTAAAACGCCCTCTTTTATCGCTTATCCAGGCCATTCACCTGTTTGGGATTGTACCAACGCAAAATTATTAACCGATACGCCTGGTGGGCTAGATGATCTTTTCGTTTATGGGATCACTTTTCAAAATGCCCGCCAAGATGTTTCTAACGCTCATTTTTGGTGGGTAAGGGGTGGTATACAAAGGATCACCTTTGCGAGATGCACCCTTAAAGATTTTGGTGGCGGCGGAACTGTTGGCAATGACAATACCTGTCCGATTTTTATCTCAAACGACGACACGCAAAAATATCACGTAACGATTAAAGAGAATACCTGGGATAACATATCAACGCGCATTGGCGGCGTTCAAGTATCAAATGGCTCGCTCCTTGATATGTATTACACCTTCAATATTTGTTTTGAAGGTAATATCGCGAAAAATTGCGATACCACTTATGGGTGGTGGTTTAAGGGCTCTACTGCCTTCGCTAGCTTCCGCCGAAATTATGCGGTTGAAAACATGCAAGGCCGAATTTTAACCATTGGCTATGGCGCAGAAGCGCAAGAAATACCCCATGACCATGAAGTTTGTTGGAATACGCTAATCGGCGAGAGTGACACCGGACAAGATGTTGTTCTGTGGGCTATGTCGCCCGTTAACGCCAATTTATCCTATAACTCATTTGAGTATCGCAATTCGATAAGCGGCCGCGTTCGTTACCAATTCTTTACGGTAACCGCAAACGATCCTCAGGAAGATTCCGAACTACTCGAGACTCAAGACAGCATTTACATTAGCGACAACAATCCAAATCAGAATAACCATTTAACGGCCTCAGTCATCAACGAAGTAGGCCCAAGGCTAACCGATACACTCACAGGTAATTCGACAACAGACGCCACCGGGAAATTGGTCGGGCTCGCTAGAGATAACAACCTTTATTCAATAGGTCCAGAAACTCGCTATGGCTAATTATGTAAGCGGCACCCAAACTAATCCAGGAGCTAACTACACCCCAGCTTCAGACGAGCTTTTGGCGTGGGTAGCTTGTTGTCGTAAGAATGGCACTAACTCAGCCTCTAACCAATTGTTTGGTGCAGCCGCAATGGTTGAGCCTGCAAACCAAGACCAATCTATTAACATGGCGGGCGGCGGCGATGTTAGCGGCTTCTTGGCTAATCTTGTTAGTCCTGGGACAACAGCTGAGGCGTTGACTGTTACGTGGGCCGAAACAGTATTAAATGATTTAGGCTTTGCAATGACAATTGCAGGCGTTGATCCAACCACACCCGTTTACCCAACTAACGGCAGCGCTGGCGGCACTTATACAGGCAACGCCAGCCCCGGCTTGGGTTATGACGCCCCCGCCGGCGCGGTTGTAGTTTATTGGCGGATACACGCGCAAGCCAGCGCGATAAATTGGACAGATCCAACAAATTTCACGCCCCGTTTTACTCAAGATTTGCTTTCCACCCCTGCCGTCCGGACGCTGCGGGTCTGGACAAGAGATGTGGCCGCCGAGGATTTAGGCGCCACGGTTGCTGCTACTAGTGATTTAGTTGGCGATGGCGGAGTCCATGGGGTTGTTGTTTATCAACCCGCCCCAAGCTCAGGCCATGATTTAACAGCGAGCAACGGCTTGATCCAGTCAATCGCACCAGGCATTACGCTAACGCAAACTCATTTGCTGAGCGGCTCTGATGGATTGATTTCATCTTTAGCGCTCGACGGGACAATCACACAAACTCATATTTTATCGGGCGACAATTCTCTCATTCAGCCAATTGCAACAACTGGGGCTGTGGTAGTGACGCCCAACTTTAGGCCTGAGTGGGCTATTAATTCAACGGTGACACTACAATGATTAAAAATCAGACCGGCCAAATTGTTGGCGCCGATATGTTTAATTTATCTGACGGATCACCTTTCACTGGAGCGGCGTCTGTGTTTGTTGAGATAGGTGGTGGCGCCCAGGCTGCTGGCGCCGGAACTGTTTCTCACAAGGGCAACGGTTCACATGAGTATTTACCGACACAGGCAGAAACCAATGCTGATTATGTCGCTTTTATTTTTACTGGTACCGGCGCCAAAAACGTCAAAGTGCAGGTTTATCCAGTCGTTCAGATTGATGTTGATGCAAATGGTTATGTTAGCGCCGACGTCAAAGAGATTAACGATGCAACGGTGAACGGCAACGGAACAAGCGGTAACAAATGGCGCGGGGCTTAAGTAAATGTTTGATTCTGCCGCGTTTGATATTAGCGCGTTTGATGAATCCGCGTTTCAATTTGACATAACGCACAATCTGACCGCTGATAGTGCCGCCGTCAACCCGGTCGCACCAAGCGCTCAAATCACACAAACCCATTTATTAACATCGGCAAATGGCCTGGTTGCACCACAAAGCCCAGGCCAACCCATTTCTCAAACGCACCTTTTGATTGGTGCAAGCGGTCTAATAAATGCTTTGGCTACAACCGGCAATATTACGGTTGGCGATGTGCATGATTTGTCCGCGGTAAGCTCGGCGATCAATCCATCAGCCCCAAGTGTTGCAATTACACAAACGCACTTATTAGTGGCTGTTGATAGTAGTTTGGCAGTCCAGGCAACCACCGCCGCAATTAGCCAAACGCACAGCCTAGCGGCCCAAAATAGCCAAATAATACCGATCGCAACAACTGGCGCCGTGTATAACGCGGCGTTAATTAATTTAGATCCCCAGCTTCTCAAGATTTATTCAAGTACAAAGCGATTCACCATCGCATAACAGAGGTATAGAACCATGCCAAAATGGACCCATACAGACGTGTTAGACAACGGCCTGAATGAAATAGTTAATAATGGCGATGTATTGCATGTTATTTCCGCTTATGCTGCCGCAGATAACTATGCGACTGTCACCGGTAATAGCGTTGCAAACTATTCGCTTGCCGGTGGTGACAAAACGCTAGCCGCCCACGCAACAACAGGCCGAAAAGTGACGATTGGAGCCAAGTCCGGAAACAACGCCACAGCGACCGCCGCATCACCCGATCTTCACTTGGCTGTGGTTGATTCCGTAAATTCAAAGGTTTTATATGTGACAGACGAGACCAGCGATCAACCAATCACCAGCGGCAATCCTGTCAACACCCCAGCATTTGACCTGCAATTGCCCCAGCCCGTTTAATAATGTTTGAAATTGTCGAGTTAGTTAGGAAGGGTCGAGATAACCCTTTTTCCTTGTCTGTTAATTTTGACGGCCAACCTGTCGATTTTTCGAGTGCCTCTAGTTTTGAATTGAACGTCGGCGGCGTATCGATTACCGCTGGAATTGTTGGCAATTCGACGGGTGAGCTGACGTTTAATATTCAGGATGAGGATGTGCCAATCGGGACGCATATTGCCGAACTAATTGTTTATGATCCCGGGCATCTAGACGGGCAAGTTATTGTTGATAAGCATAGCGACAAACTGCTCAAAATAAAGTTTGTGTGATGGTTGGGATTAGATTCGACCACGATTTAAAGAAGTTAGAACGCGACCTCGGAAGTATATCTAAAAAGGTTTTGCCGGTAGCTATCCCTCAGGCGATTAATAGGACTTTAAATTCTACCGCTACTAAAGCGGTTAAATTAATCTCTACTGAGACAGGCATCAAGCAAAAGACAGTTAGGGAAAAGCTGCAAAAGTTTAAAGCCTTTCGTAATAGATGGACGGCTAAGATAGACGCCCGAGAAGGGCGAGCTCATAACTTAATAGCAAGCGTGACCCAATCGCAACGCCGCCCGGGCTTCTTTAATAAGCGGCTCAAGAATGGACGCTATAAGTCCCCCGGCGTTAAGTCTCGAGCATGGAATAAGCAAAGAGTTTATAAGCACACGTTCATAGTCAATACTCGTCGCGGTCCATTAGTGGCAGCGAGAGAAGGGGCAGCGCGCAAGCCTTTAAAGTTTATTAAAGGGCCAAGCATTCGCCGAGAGTTTGACAAAGAACGGACTACTCAAGAGATGCGGGACAACGTCGACACACGGCTACCGATTGAGGTGAGCTCTGCCGTTAACAATCAATTAAGACGATTTAACCGAAGATAAAAAGGTACTTCCTAGATCTTTTTCCTTACGGGTGCGCGGCTGCGCGAGGTTTACGTTGTGCGAGGGGATTGAAACCGAGTTTTTTGTTTTCATTTAAAAGGTGGTCAATGAAGGTCAATCGCAATGAGTTAGCGGCGTTGCTTGGTGTGTCACTTCCGACAATCAATGCAAAGATTAAAAAGGGGATGCCCTATGTCACCCGCGGCGCCCGTGGCAAAGAGTGGACTTTTGAAACTGCCGATGTTTTGGCTTGGGAAAAAGACCAGGCTATAGCAAATACAATCGGCGATACACAGACAGTTGATCGCGATGAATTGTTAAAAAGAAAACTTGCCGCGGAAACAGCTCTTGCGGAAATTGAAGCGGCTAAGAAAAAAGGCGAGGTTGCGGATCTCTCAGAGATTGAGCTCGCGTGGGAAAATACTTTGGTCGAATTGCGTTCGCGCTTTCGGCAAATCCCCCAGCGAGTCGCGCTGCAGTTGTTAGGCGCAAAAAACGAAACGGATATAAAGGAGATTTTGGCCGACGAAATCGATCAATGTCTTACAACCTTAGCTTATGAATTTGACGACGACATCGACGGCGAGTGACTACAGCAACGCCCACGGAATCCGTCGAGCAATCAAAACAGCACTTCGCAGTTTAGAACCACCTGAAAAACTAAAACCCAGCGAATGGGCCGAGCGGTATTGTCGGATCCCTGCAGGTAATGCGATTCCAGGATTAATTAGATTTAGGAATGCGCCTTATCAGATTGAGCCGTTAAACATGGCTGCGAATCCAGAGTGTCGCCGGATCTCTCTGATGTGGGGAGCACAGACCGGTAAAAGCCAAGTTCAATTGATGGCCATGGGATTTTTTATTGACCACGACCCCCAATCGATAATGCATATGCAGCCGAGCCAAGGTGATTTGCAAACCTGGTTAACTGCTAAGTTTGATCCGATGGTCGATTCGACGGTTACCCTTAAATCTAAGATTGCCGCCCCGAGAAGTCGAGAAGGTGTGAACAACCAAAGGATGAAACAGTATCCTGGTGGCTTTTTAATGTTCGCTTGGTCTGGCTCGCCAAAAACAATGCGAGGCCGATCGGCCCCGAAGATTTTTCCTGACGAAACGGATGGTTATGAGCGGACAGGAGAAGGTCACCCGGTTGGGTTGATCTGGCAGCGCGCCGCGACGTTTGGCGATCAAAGGCTGTTGTTCGAGACCTCGACGCCAACCATTAAAGGCGCCAGTCATATCGAGAAAGCTTTCGATGAGGGAGATCAAAGACGTTGGCATGTTGATTGCCCGCATTGTGGCGTTTCTCAATTTTTAAAATGGGCTCAAGTTAGTTGGAGTAAAAGTGAGGCTGGTGAGCATTTACCGGAAACAGCGGGTTATGCTTGCGAAAGTTGCGGAAGCATATGGGACGACGCCGAAAGATTCGCCGCGATTGTCGCCGGCAAATGGGTAGCCACAAAGCCATTTAGGGGACATGCCTCTTATCATCTTCCAGAGCTTGCAAGCAAGTTTCGAAAACTCCGAGACATCGTTCAAAGTTTTTTGGATAAAAAGGCTGATGGTGACTTACAGACCTTTGTCAATGTTTCGCTCGCTGAAACATGGGAAGAAGAAGGGGACAAAGTCGAGCATAGCGCGCTTTATTTGCGACGCGAGTTCTATCCTACGAAAGTGCCCTCAGGTGTTTGTGTCCTTTTTGCAGGTGTCGACGTCCAAGACGATCGACTCGAGGTCTCGGTTTATGGGGCCGGAGGTGACGGCTCGGAATTCTGGTTGATAACGCACGATATATTTAGAGGCGACCCTGGAAAAAAAGAACTATGGAAAAGGCTTGATGGCTTTTTATTGACGCCATTCAAGCATGAAAGCGGGCTAAATCTCAGGATAGCCGCCGCTGCAGTCGACACAGGTGGGCACTATACCCAGGAAGTTTATCGTTTTTGCAAGGTTCGCGAACGTAGAAATGTGTTCGCAGTAAAAGGTAAGTCGCAGAGCGGGGCGCCGATAGTTTCGAGGCCGAGTAAATCAAATGCGCTTGGTGTGAACCTTTATTCAGTGGGCACCGATACCGCTAAAGATCTAATCTATTCGAGGCTAAAAAATGGTGAACCTGGACCTGGCTTTGTTCATTTTCCAATGGGTGAGCCAGCTATCGATGAGGAGTTTTTCGAGCAATTAACTGCCGAGAAACGGATCACTAAATATAAAAACGGTTTTCCCACAAGGCTCTATATAAAGACGCGATCACGAAATGAGGCGATTGATTGTTTTGTTTATGCACTCGCGGCATTGGAGATCTTGAAGCCAAATTACCGCGCCCTCGTTGCGATGCTTGTTAAGAAGAAAGAGAAAGAGCCGAAACCAACGAGCACTGATGATCTGACGCCTAAAAAGATAGTTAAGAAACGGAAGGCCGCTAGAACAAAGCGCAAGAAAAAATCTTATGTAAAAGGTTATTAAATGAGCGAACCGAAACGAATCACGGCGGGGAATTCCTACAGCTGGGAAAAAAGCCTCGCTGACTTTCCGCCGGCTGACGGCTGGACCTTGCATTACTCACTAGTCAATGCGGTCAATAAATATCAGTTTGACGCGGCGGACGACGGCCAAACCTACTCGATTGCGATAGGCGTCGATGTTAGCAAAGATTTTGTGGCTGGTGAGTATAAGCTGATCGGATATGTCGCCAAAGCTGGCGAACGCAAAACCGTTTTTTCTGAGCGCTTGATTGTTCGCCCTGACTTCTCGGACTTAGCAGATTTTAGAAGCTATGCCGAAAAAGTCCTCGAGGCCATCAACGCAACGATCGCGAAAACAGCCACAAAAGATCAGCAATCAATCACGGTCGATGGGCAAACGCTGGCCCGTCGATCGATCGCTGATTTGTTATTACTCAAGCGCCACTTCGCGCGAGAAGTCGCCCGCGAGCGGCAAGCCGCAAAAATTAAAAAAGCGGGTGGCCTGGCTGGTCGCGTTTCTACGAGGCTTAAATGATGTTTTCATTCTTTAATAAGAATAAAACCGCTAAAAATGTGAGAAGGGCGACAACGGTCCGCCGTCCGGTTGTGAAGCTTGGCCGCGCCGCTTTTGATGCCGCACAAATCAATAATTTATTCTCCGAGTGGGAGACAATAAGTAAGCCTATAAATGCGCAGCTTGAATCCGATTTGCGAACAATGCGCGCACGCTCAAGAAACCTTGCGAAGAATAACCCCTACATGAAGCGGTTTTTTAAACTATGCCGCTCGAACATTGTAGGCGCTCAAGGTTTTATTCTAAATTCTGAGGTTACGCTAACTAATGGTAAGCCAGCGAGAATAGAAAGGGAAGCTATACAAAAAGCCTGGAAAGCGTTTTGTAAAAAAGGTGTGCCCTGCGCTAAAGGCAAAATGACAATGAAAGACATTCAAGGAATGATTGTCAATCAGTTGTTTGGCGATGGCGAGATCATTATCAGGGTTTTACAAGGTCGTGACGTTGGCCCTCATGGAATAGCCTTTCAATTTATCGATCCTGAATTGCTCGATGTAAATCACAAGGACAATTATAGAGGGAATCGGGTGCGCATGGGGATCGAGACTGATCTCGGCGGCCGCGTTGTTGCTTATCACTTTCATTCGACAGACTCAACTCACGAGGATTATTACACAGTCGGCGGCCGCGGCTACATCCGAGTTGATAAAGCCAATATTATCCATGAGTTTTTTTATGAATATGTAGATCAGCTTCGCGGCTTTCCGGAAATGGTCGCGGCTATGTCCAGGCTTCGCCAGCTGGACGGATACGAAGAGGCGGAAGTCGTCGCCGCTCGGATTGGTTCCTCTGCTATGGGGTTCATTGAGCGTGGCGAAAACGGCGGCGGATTCGAGGAAAACATGACGAGCGAGGACGACGAGCTCGACATTGAGATCGAAAGTGAAGAAGCTGACGATCCAGAAATCGAAACAAACCCCGGCGATTGGCACTACATTGACCACGGCGCAAAAATCCACTCGTGGAGCCCATCACACCCAAACACCGCCTATAAAGATTTTGTCAAAACCATCTTGAGAGGCATAGCCTCGGGGCTTGGTGTCGATTACAACACGCTGGCAAACGACCTTGAGGGCGTGAACTTTTCCAGCCTGCGCGGCGGCGTTTTAGAGTCTCGCGAGATGTGGAAGCTCGCTCAAGAATGGGTTGTCGAGCATGTTATCGAGGAAATGTTTGAACGTTGGTTGTTCGCTGCATTGTCGACGAAAAATATCGTGATGCCTCGCGGCGATCATCTAAGCGTTCTGGACATCGATCGCTATAAAGCGCATTCATTCCAGGCGCGCCGCTGGGCTTGGGTGGATCCCGTAAAGGATCTGCAAGCTGCAAAAATGGCTATCGATGAACGTCTCGCCAGTCGCTCAGAAATAATTCGCGAACGCGGCCGAGATCCCGATCAGGTCTGGGATGAAATCCAAAAAGAAAGCGAAGATTTAAAAAAGCGCGGTATTGAAATTAAATCTGTGCCGACTCAATCCGTCGTGACAAATCAAAGCGAAGAAACGGAAACAAACGAGGATCCGGAAAATGTCGAAGAAACCGAAAATGAATAATTTCGAGCGCAAGCTTGAAGAGTTTAAAAAAGGCCCGCAACAGCGGGCTTTTTTGATCGAGCGTGCGGACGATAGCGACGACACGATCGACACGGAAGCGCGCACGGTTTGGCTCGCGTTTTCCAGCGAGGAACCATATGAACGATGGTTCGGTAATGAAATTTTAGGCCATGACGACGGCGAGGTCGACCTCTCTCGCATGGCTGGGGCGGCTCTGCTTGTTGGTCACAATTGGGATGATCACGTCGGAGTCGTTGAGGAATATCGAGTCGATGCGGATCGCCGGGGGCGAGCATTGGTTCGGTTTGGAAAATCCGCTCGGGCGAGTGAGATTTTTGACGATGTTGTCGACGGGATCCGTCGTCAAGTCTCGGTTGGCTACATGGTGAAAGAGATGAAGCTGGTCGCAGAACGAGACGAAGGTCCGGACGATTACCGCGTCACAGACTGGCAGCCTTACGAAGTCTCGATCGTATCGGTGGCCGCTGATCCTTCTGTTGGCGTGGGTCGCCATGATGAAGCATTACAGCAAATTGAAAAAGAGACAAAAACCGAAATTGATAAACCAGAACAGGAGATCCCAAAAATGGATCCTAAAGAGAAAGAAATTGAAACCCCGGTAAACGTTGAAGCCGAGCGAAGCGCTGCCGAGGCAAACGAAAATAATCGCGTCCAAGAAATTTTGGCCGCGGGCGAAAAGTTCGGCGCTATGGACCTGGCTTTGAACTTTGTAAAAGATCGCTCTAAATCAGTTGACGATCTGGCGTTGGCAATCCTTGAAAAGGACGGCGTCGAAGCTCAGAAAGCCGAAGATCCAGAAATCGGCATGGATGAACGAGATCTTAACAACTTCTCGTTTATTAGATTACTAAATGCCGCGGCGAACCCTACTGATAACGCCGCTCAAAAAGCCGCTGGCTTTGAGCTTGAATGCTCGCGCGCTGCCGCTGAAAAAATGCGAAAAGATGTTCGCGGGATCATGGTCCCTTATGACGTCTTAGCTCAAAAGCGTGATTTAACAGTTGCAGGCGAAGCGGCAAACCTTGTTTCTACCGATCTGCTTTCAGGCTCATTCATTGACCTGTTAACTAACATGTTAGCAATCCGCCAATGTGGCGCGACGGTCCTCGATGGCTTGAATGGTAACCTGGCGATCCCTCGTCAATTAACCGGTACTTCTCACTTTTGGGTTGGTGAAGGTGTCGCGCCTACTGAGTCAGATGTAACTTTTGATCAGGTTGCATTGACACCGCATACAGTGGGCGCATTCACAGAGTTCACTCGTCGCACGCTAAAGCAATCCTCAATTGCTGTTGAGAACTTTATCCGAATGGATTTAGCTCGAACGTTAGCGCTCGCGATTGATGCGGCCGCTATTAACGGCAGCGGCACCGGTGACGAGCCCGAGGGCATTTTAAACGCGACCGGTGTAGGCAATAGCGCGGTCGGTGGTACAAATGGCGGCGCGCCAACCTGGCCGCACATTACCAAGATGGAAAGTGACGTCGCGGCGGCAAATGCCGACATGGGGACGCTTTGCTATCTAACCAATGCGCTAGTCCGCGGTAAGTTGAAAGAAACTGAAAAATTCGCTGCCAGCGGCCGTGAAATCTGGACAGGCGACGCGAACCCGTTAAACGGTTATCGAGCGGTTGTTTCTAACCAGGTGCCAAGCGACTTGTCGAAAGGTACATCGAACGGCATTTTGTCGGCGATGATCTTCGGTAACTTTGCCGACGTTCTTATTGGTATGTGGGGCGGTCTAGATTTATTGACTAACCCTTACAGCAAAGATACCTCGGGCGTTGTTCGCGTGACAGCATTCCAGGATGTAGACGTCGCATTACGTCACGAAGAAAGCTTCTCTGTGTTTAACGACATCGACCCGGCTTAATTGGCGGTTAGATAAAACCTAAAATGGCGAGCTAAAAACTCGCCTTTTTTATTTCCTGCAAATCAAAAAAGGTATTCCACCATGGCAAAGAAAGCCCCTGAAAAAGTAAAAATTAAACTGTTGCGCCGGATCCTCGTTGAGGGTGAAGGTAAAGAGATCGGCGATGTGGTTAGTGTCGAGCCGAAAAAAGCGTTGGCCATTGTCAGCGCTAAAAAAGCGACGTTTGATCTCGAATTCAAAATCGACCCTCCAAAACCAACAAAAAAGTAACACATGAAGCAGAACGAACTAAACGAACTGGCCGCCGAGATGTTTGATCCCGATTTGCCGGGGGTTTTTGACGCTTATTTCGGCAATTCAAAAGCAACCGGCAAGCTTGCTAAACAATACGTCGAGACGGATCGGATCGTTGGCGTTCGTTCTACTTTTTTGTGCCCTGCGTCGCAAGTTGAAAGCGTGAAAGAGGGTGACGCTATCGAGATAAATAACTCGACTTTCACAGTTGAAGCTATCGAAACAGAGGGCGTTGCGCTAGTGCGGTTTATTCTGGGGAGATATTAACCATGGCACACAGAGCAAAGGATATTATCGACGCGATTAAGACCGTCTTAACTGGTCTGAATACGACCGGCCAAGACGTTAAAGTCTCTCGCGCTTTTCCCAGCGGCACTTTTCCGAATTTAACTATTTACCCTGGGCAAAACACAATTCGTCAAAATCTATCAAACGCGATCATGATCCGCGAGTTGGTTGTCAGGGTTGCAATTCAGGTAAACGGCAATCCGGATTTGTTGGACGATCAAATTCTACAAATTGAAGCGGAGATCTGGCGAGCCATTATGGCGGATACAACTCTCGGCCTAAATTTTATTGACGACATCGATCCGCTTGGGCTTGGCGAGCCGGATCTGTCAAATGGCGACGAAGTCCCGACCGCTGTCGTCGAGTCATCTTGGCGCGTTGTTTACCGGCATTCGGTAAGCGATCCCGAATCTTAAAAGGTAACTCTCAATGAAAAAAACTTATGAACCCAGAAAGGGCGGATCGCGCGTGGTTGAGCCAAAAGGCAAAACCAAAGCCGACGAGCCAAAGAAAAAAGAGGCTTAAATCATGCTGGTAAAAAAAGAACTTATTCTTATTGCGATCGAATCGGCGTACAACACCGATCCGACCCCGACCGGGACAGACGCGATACTTGTCGAGGATGTTGATTTTAACTTTGAGGGCTCGAGAATGATCGAGCGCAATCCGGTTAAGCCGACGCTTGGCAAAGAAAAACAAATCTTTGGTGGAAAGCTGGCTCAAATCAGTTTTAACGCCGAATTAAAGGGATCTGGTGCCGCAGGAACCCCGCCAGAAATTGCGGCGGCCTTGCGCGCTTGCGGCTTGGCTGAGACGATTGTCGCCTCGACTTCTGTCACTTATGAGCCCGCATCCGACTCTCACGAAAGCGCCACGATCTACTATTACCAGGATGGCAAGTTGCACAAGATCACCGGTGCCCGCGGTAATGCAGAATTTACCTTTACCGTTGGCGATAAGCCAATGGTTAATTTTACCTTTACCGGTCACCATGCGGAAGAAAGCGACGCCGCTTTGATTTCTGGGACGTTTGATTCCACTTCGCCAGTACCTTTAATCAACATACCGTTTACCGTGGGTGCTTTCAATGCCGCAATTAGCGCGATGACTTTTTCTCTTAACAATGAAATAGCGACCCCCGTCTCTATTTCTGCGGTTGATGGTTACGGTGAAATCAGAATCACCGATCGCGATTGCGCGGGATCATTTGACCCCGAGGCGACTTTAATCGCTACGCAAGACTGGCGGGGTGATTGGGAAGCCGGCAACGAAAAAGGGATCACGATTGGACCCATCGGCTCGGCGGCTGGAAATAACATTGATATGTCGATCCCTAACGCCGCCTATAGAGACTTGTCCCAGGGCGACCGAGACGCGGTTCGCACCTACGACATACCTTTTGGCGCGGTCGGCGACGATAACGCATTCTCGCTCATTTACACCTAAACAAAAAAAACAATCTTTAACAGGAGACAGCCCCAATGTCTATTAAAGTTAATACAGGCCTCGTGGCCGATTGGTATACACCAGAAAGCGAAAAAGATTCTGACAATCCGGCTCGATTTAAACTAAAGCCGCTCGATGGACTGACTCAGGTCGACGTTTACAGCAAAGCAAAGATTACCGAGCAAGGCGGATTTGTGCCAACACGCCAAGCGGCCGAGGTAGCTTTACGCGCTTCTTTGATTGAATGGGAAAATATCGACGACGCGAACGGCCGCCCCCTCAAATGCTCCCCGCATAACTTCCGGCACTTGCCCGGCGAAATCGTCCAGGAGCTTACGCAAGAAATATTGATCCGCTCTGACCTGGACGAGGACGACGAAAAAAACTAATCATCGCGGTTGAAGTTGCGAAAAATCCCGAAAGCTTCAACTGCGATGAATGTATATGGGGTGGTCACTGTGACAGTGACAATCCCGCGCCTTTTAAACAATGGGAGATCCCCGGCGTTATTGAGTCAGATATTTGCCTCAAGCCGATGATCACCGATCGGACCTATAACCTTCTCTCTCTCTATCGCCACTATAAAAACGGTTTTTTGTTCACCGGCATCGGCATCAACGATCAACCAAATGTTTATTTAAAAGCGATGGAAATAATCGACGGAACTTTTAATAGTGACTAGCAAATACAAATTTGAAATTGTCGGCAATGACAAAACTAAAAAAATGTTTAAGTCGATAACAGGAAACTTGCGCCGCTATTCTAATCTCGCCGGAAAGGTTGCCGGCGCGGTTGGTGTCGCGGCGGCAGCTGGTCTTGCTAAGTTTCGCGCGGAGGAAGCGAAGGTGATCGACGAGTTAGGCAAATTCTCCGATCGCTTAGATTTCACGACGGAAAAGCTCGCAGGTTATCATCATGTCACTGAATTAAACGGCGAAAGCGCGGAAAGTTTCAATAAGTCGATCGAAAAGATGGTTCGATCGATCGGCGAATTTGATCGAGGTTTTGGCACTGGTAAAAAGGCGTTTGAGGATCTTGGTTTAACCATTGACGATCTAAAAGGCAGAAAAGCCGATGAGCAATTCGAGATCATCGCTCAAAAAATAGCGGGGCTATCGACACAAACCGAAAAGGCGAGCGTTGCCGCGGATATTTTCGGGCGAAAAGGGATCGCATTACTTAACACTATCAACCAGGGCGCGGCAGGTTTCGAGGCTGCGCAAAAAGAGGTCGAGCTTTACGGTTTAGCGCTCGATCGGGTTGATGTTGCTAAGGTAGAAGAATCAAACGACGCGGCCCATCGTCTCGGCAAAGTCTGGAAGGGTTTTAATCAGCAATTAACGGTTAAAACTGCGCCGCTATTAACCAAGCTTTCAGAAAAAACGCAGGAATTTATCCTCAGCATGGGCGGAATGGGCGCGCTCGCTCAAAAAGTTATTATGGGCGGGGCTCGCGCCGTGGGTGTTTTTGCTGACGGCTGGCGGGGCTTGCAAGTGGTCTTTAAAGGTGTCGAGCTCGGACTGAGAACGTTACCGCTTGGCGTGACTCAATTCGCCGTAATGTGGGTAGAGGCTGGGACAACTATTTACAATGCAATTGTCGACGGGGTTTTATGGCCAACTAGAACCGCTTTGCAACTCATCTCAAAAATACCGGGCTCGGTTGGCGAGATGGCCACGGCGGCCCTAGGAAATATCAACGAACTGTCCGAAGGTTTTAAGGTTACTATGCCCGAGTCTATGCTCGCGTTTCGCGACGCCCAGGCGGAAGCATTCGGGCAAACAAAGGCCGAGCTTGATAATTTACTGCTTTCAAAACTTCCCTCCGATGTCATTCTCGAAAACATCAACCAAATAATGAGCGAGGCCGACGCGCGCATAAAAGAAAAAATCAGCAATATGAAAAATGGCGGGCCGGCAACGCAAGGCGGCGAAGAACTGAGCATCGAGGAACAACGAGAAAAAGATCGCTTTATGCGAAAGCTCGAGCGGATGCGAACCAATTTTCTAACTGAGCAAGAATTACTAAACGAACAACGCGCGGCAGATTTGGCTGACCTTGAAGCGGCCGAAGAAAAGAAGTATATCACCTACGCCGAATATCTCGAGCGCCGCTATAAATTAAATGCGCACTTTGACAAGCGTCAAAAAGCCCTTGATAAAAAGTCAAGCAAAAGCTCTTACGATTTAACCGTCGGGATTTTGGACAAAATGTCCGGGGCGAGCGAGGGCCAAGGCAAGCGAATGTTTGAGTTTAGCAAGGCAGCCAGTCTAGCAAAAGCCAGCGCAACGCTACCCAGCGCGGTAATCGATACTTTCAATAATAATGGCGGCTATCCATGGGGCATTATCCCGGCCGGGCTTATGTTAAAAGAAGGGCTCAAGCAAATAAGCTCAATTAAAAAATCAAAGATTGGTGGCGGCGCGTCAACTCCCTCGGTGGGTGGCGGTGGCGGTGGCTCTAGCTTGCCAGGAAGCTCTAGCATAAATCAAAACCCATTACAGGGGCTACCCGGCTCTAATCAGAATCAAGAAGTGCCGGAGCGCCATATCGTGATCAATTTTCATGGTGACGTTAACTCAAACCACGCCGACACACTGATCGATGATATTCGAGAAAGATTGGCAACGACTGACAAAGAGCTGATCCCGGCGGACAGTCGCAACGCGGCGGATATTAGGGGCGATGAATAGTGGCAGACATTACCTATACGCCAAAGCGCGAGATAATTACGGGCGGCGGGGTTATCTCGATAGATCTAGAAGAATTTCTACTCGATATTGACGGTATGTTCGATCGTCATTTGCCGCTTGGTGGCGGCGCTGGCGAAAATGTTTTTAAGCGCCTGGATAAAACCTATCAGCTTAGAACAACCCCAATCTATTACGATCAGTTGCCATTGTTTCGCGAGTGGGAGGCGTCATGCGCCGCGGGTGAATTATTTACCCTCGATCCTTGGGGTAATGCGACCACCCCAGGTAATTTCCAACTTGTAGCAAACACCTATCAAGAACAAAAGAACAACAATTTCTATTATCAGATTTCTTGTAAATTGCGAGAAATTGATCCGGCCGTTGGTGGGAGTTATTCATAAATGGCAGTTATCACTTACACGCCTACCCGAGAGGTTATTGGCGGCAGCGGAGCTATTGCGATCGACCTCTCCGAATTTAATCGCAAGCCTAAAAGCAAAGCGACTCAATTCACACCATTAGCGGGCGGGCAGGGCGAAACGGTCCTTGCATACCGGGAGATTATTTATAATTGTACGACGGACCTAGTCCACCACAGCCAATTTGAACTATTTAAGGAATGGTTCGCCTCTTGTGCGTCCGGCGAAACGTTTACTTTCGATCCTTACGGTAACGCCGCGACCGCCGGCGTCTATCAGTTTGTAAAAAACAGCTTCAACTTTCAGCGAGCAGGCGGAAAGTATTTTATTGCCCGCTGGCAAATGCTCGAGTTGGTCGCACCGGTCGGCGGCGGGTTTAATGTACCACCTCCGGCAGTTGGTGATTATCATTGGCCTCTTTCAGATCTACCCAATAAAACCTATTTCGAACCAGGATCTCAATATTACCGAACTCTACAAACCCCGGTCGCGCTGCCCGTTGGGTCGACTATTCAGATCACTTATAGAACAAACGGCACCGCCTTTAATGACACCTTTTTCTCTTCAAGTCTCGGGGCAACAAATCAGTTTTACGTTAAGACTAACCCTCAAGGCAACGAGTTAATATTCTCAGGCTGTACGGTCGAAATAAACGGCGCGCCGGTTGGCCAACTCGCGAATACGTTTTATTCTGGCTTTGTGACTTTGATCGCCACCATAACAGCGCCAACAGATATAGAATTTATTAGCTGGGACGGCACGGGCACGAATGAAGCAAACACGCATTTTTATTTATTTGATTTAATCGTCAACGACACGGCCGACACCTATCAGTGGGAGCTGGTTGGTAATAACCAAACGGATCCAGAGTTAAATTTTGGGACAAATAGCAATACGTTAAGTTTGTACACAGTCGCACTCGCGCGGGATTATGGTTGGGCTAAATCATCCGGGGTTTTATCTGTTGAAGATGGCGAACCGATCTTAAATCCATCTAACAACAGCTTAAACGATCTTGACGTCCGCGGCCCCAGCTTGAGAGATGATGGGGCGGGTTATTCCGTTAACTTTTTGAACACGGCCAATATGCGTAGGGATATGAACATTGCATACAACCAAGGCTTTACGATTGAATGCATCAATCGGATCGGCTCATTCCAGAATAGCGGATCTTGGGATGTCGGCAACGTTATAAATGCCGCTCATAATCTTTTTTCAGACAATCTCTGGGTGATGCGCTGGGATGATTTTGACAATGGTACTAATTTGCGAGCGGTATTTACACTAGTAAAAAGGAACACCCTTTACAGTTCAGGCAACGATCACCCGGCCAACGTAGAGGCTGAGGTTCGATCAACAAACATATTTCCAACAGGAACCAATGCCTATCATTTTCTAGCAACAATCCGCCCGTCTAATAACACAATAGAGCTCTGGATCGATGGCGTGTCGCAGGGGATCGCGTCATTTACAAATGAGTGGTTATGGGGTGAGGGCGGACAGGGTGGAGTTTCCGATCTCTTGACTGGTAACAAAGCGACCGCTTTTTCTCCAGGGGCGGGCTATTTAGACGGCGCTTGGCGCGCAGGTAATACCTACCTCCAGGATATTAGAATTCATTTATTAGAAGCCGACGAGAATTTCGCTCAAAAACAATATAACGGCAATCGCCCACTAAAAGACTCATAAAAAACGATGAGAATAAATTCCCCAAACTTTGACGCGGCCAACAATGCCGCCTCGAAAGAGATCCGCCTTGTTATAGAGATCTTGTTCGATACGCCAGTCTATATTACTTCTCACACCGGGATCGATGTGATTGGTGATGTTCTCGACGGGATGCTTAAAAAGACAAGCGCGAGCTCGCAAAAACTCAATCCGCTCGAGGCTAGATCTGAAATCGGATCAATATCCTTTGAAGCGGTCGACATTGGCGGCGCGGTTACCGATAAGCTTCGCGAGAAAGATGTCGCGGGCGAAGGTTTGCGCGGAACCTTTGTTCGGCTTTGGCTGGGGTATCCTGAATTGCCGTTTGTTCAATACCGCCTTGAGCAAACCCAGGTAATCGACAAGCCGGTCGAGTTTGACGGCGGCACCTATAAATTTAAATGTCGTGATATTTTGCGCGAAGCCAGGAAGGATATTTTTGATCTGGCTTCGACGCGTGTTTCTCAGGATTTTTTGATCGGAGAAACCGCCACTTTAAACGTCTTGACCACGGACCGTTTTGAGGCCGCAACTCACGGCCCAGAATGGGGGCTTGATCCAAGTTCAACCGTTTACTATTTGCAGATCATAAAAGATAAACAATTCGAAATTATTAGCGCAACGGGTAAAACAAGCAACACCTTTACCAGCCTAACGCGGGCGCTATTTGGAACGACTGAAATCGATCACACGGTCCCCGCGGGCGGCTCGACACCAACAACCGGCCCGGAGGTTCGCGAGCTCGTCTATCTCGAGGGAACTGGCCCCCATGTCGCCTATCAACTCTTAACCGGGAAAAACTTCTCGGATGTCGACGTGCTGCCGAGCTCCTGGCATTTAGGTATTGATCCGGCTTACGTTGATAAAACGAGTTTTGAAAATATCGGCGAAGATCTCCACGATACAGCAGACGCCAACAAAGGCTTTTTTCTGCGCGCCGAAGGAATTAAAAAAACCGACGGAAAGCGCTTTATAGAAACTGAGATTTGCCGATTAATGTCCTGTTATCCGCTTGTTGGGCCGGATGGTAAAATCTACCTGCGCAAGATGCAAAGCGCGCTCTCGACCGCGACCTATGTCGACACGCTAGACAATACCAATATCACCAAAGCAAGCGGTTATTCTCACAACCTGGACGATGTTAAAAATGTGATTGTTGTTGATTGGGCTTATTTGGCCACGGTCAACGATCAGGATCCCGGGTTTTATCGCACTAGCTATTTAATCGATGCGGATAGTGTGACAAAAAATAAGGGTGAATCTAAGCATTACAGCATGAAGTTTAAAATGCTGCATTCCGCCCGGCATACACAATCAACACTCAACACGGCCCTAAACGGGATCCGCGATCGCCATGCTGGCCCGCCTGAAAGAATCAAGCTCGATCTCTTGCCGTCAAAAAATAATATTGAAGTCGGCGACGTCGCGCGGGTTAATCTGACACACCTGAGAGATTACCAGGGGCCAGCCAACCTCGATCGGCCAATGGAAGTACAGCAGCGCACCATTGATCAAGTTAATCAGCGCGTGACGGTTGCCATGTTTGGATCGTCGGCGGAAGCTTCGCCATTAGGCTTGTCTGATGGTGGCGGTGGTCCAGGCGGGTTTGAGTTGCCCGATGATTGGTACACGGCCAACGTGGTCGAACTTGGGACCGAGCTCTCGACCGTGTTGACTATCGACGGTTCAGGGTTTGTCACGGCCGACGGAACCTTAAACGGTAGCTTGGCGAGTCGGACCGTTTTTTATTATGACGGCGATCTCACCATTCAATCCGGCGTGACTATTACCGTAAACGATAACGTCGAGATCAGGGTTAAGGGGCATCTACAGATTGACGGTGTTTTTGATGTCAATTCCTCCGCGATCGGTAGTTATATCGGAAGTGGCCGCGGCGGCGATTCGGTTCGTGAGGGTGGCGGGCCTAGCGATGGGATTATCAATGGCGATCCTACCAATGGAAGCAATGATCAGCTGCCTAACTTGATTGTGACTAATTCAGACGGGGCTATCTCGGGCGTTCCTTTTAATATGTGCGGCTCTCAAGGGGGTAACGGTGCCGACAATGAATTCTGGATCGTTGGCGACCAAGTCTATGAAGAAACGCAGATCGGCGGTGTAGGCGGCAAGGGCGGCGGCTCAATTGTGTTTGTGTCTCGTGGCGCTGGGTTTGGGGCCGCTGGCGAAATCATTCTATCTGGTGCAAGCGGGGCCGGACCTACTGACGCCCCCGGCTGGCCGGGTGGCGGTCCTGGATCTGGGGCTGGTTCGGGCATGGGTGGCGCGCCTGGGTGTTGCGTCTTTTTGATTGATGGAACCAGCGGAACCAACTTTCCTATATTAGCGGGCAATATCGAGGCGCTTTATGGCACATCACCCGGCCCAGCATCCGGGCAAAATAACGGGACTGATTTGGGCACCAATACAAGCGTAGTTATGTACGTTCCAAACTCACCAGGCGGTTATCCTTCCTACCCCTAAATTACCGAACAATTAAACTTTTCCTCTATTTATTTAACAATTTCTCAATTCTGTTGAGAAGATGTTTATCATAAACTTCTGATATGTGCATTAAATTCATTCCGTGAAAATGATTGCATCGACCATAATAAATGGCGTATC